GCCTATCATCTTCGGCGGTCTTCAGACCTCCGGTCAGCTGATGGGTTCCATCCTTTCATTTCCTATTCTTTGTCTTGCGAACCTGGGTGTCTACCTTTATACCACCCGCGACATTGATATGTCTCTTGATGACCGCCTAAAGATGGTCCTAATCAATGGAGACGATATGGTCTACCCTGCTCCTAAGGAGTATTGGGACAGACACATCTATGTCGCTGGCAAGGTAGGCCTCAAGATGTCCGTTGGTAAATCCTACCACCACCACCGCTACCTCAACATCAACTCCATCTCCGTCGACCTTCCTTTACAGGATCGGAAGACTCTCGCCTATCGCGAGGCGAAGATTGCTCAAGCGCAAGCCAAAGCAACCTCGCTTCAGGACTACCAAGACTGCGCCGAAAGACTCTCCACCTCTTGGGGTGGGGATGATCTCGACGCTGTCTGGGCTGGTCCCGCGCGTTGGCCACTGGAGGCTCCTGTTTATACTCCTCAGACGGGCCGTCGGATCGACTTTTTAAACGTCGGTCTGACCCTTGGTCGTCATAAGGTACAGGGCCACCATGCGAGTGGTGATGATGATGATTCTGCGGCCACCTCCGCTTGTATCCTTGAGAACCTCGATGAGATTCTACAAGGCAGTCTTCCATCGCAAGAGTGCAACCTCCTCCGCCAACTGCTCCTCGAGCATAAAGTTGGGATTAAGGAACATTGCCGCGCTTTCGCGAATTACCCCAAAGAATTCGGGAAGAGTGGGAAGAGGCGTTACGAGTTCTCTCGTAACCTCTTTCTGCCGATCTCCTCTGGTGGTATGGGTTTTAGAAAACCCGAAGGCTTCAAGACGAAGGTGACCCAGACGCAGGCGGATGTGGCTCACGCCATTCGTGAGATGTACTGTGGTACTCTTCAGCCTCGCCCGATTAAAGGGTTTGAGCTAAACGAGAAGAGTCCCTTGAGGGCCCCCTGGGAAAAGCCTCTTACTGCTGAAGGTGTTGATGCTATCAACCAGCAACTAGCAAAGAGTCTCGGCCTAGAGTTCGTGCCTGGGCAGCATTTTAAAATTACGCTGCCCGCACTCAAGAACGGTACAAAGGGTTTGGCTTGGGTCCCTAGAATCGTCTCTTCCCCCCATCCGTCTTTGGTCACGTGTGACCAGTTTGACTTAGATGGTGGTATTGAAACGTCGATCCCTAGTGACTTTAGCCAGG